ACGATATATTGATTAGGGTCCATACCTTGATTTAGCATGTCTTGCTCAATCATCATTCTTGTATTTGGCGATATTACTGGGGGTACGATCATTTCACCTGTTGCAACATGAGCTAGTTGATCGTCCTCGAATCTGCCCATATCTGCTAATTTTTGTACGTTATATTCCATAGCTTTTTACTAAGTTGTTTGTAGATACTTAAAGTATCTATTATTTACCAAAATTAGCAAGTTTTATAGATGTGGCTCCGTTGTTTCTTACCGTAACCTTACCTACTGCACTTGTTGCTTGCAAACCATCATCTACAAGTCTTGTACCAATATCTACCCATTTATTGCCTGTATATACTTGTAATACTTCTAATGTTGTATTCCAAATAATACTACCAGCATTAAAATTTATAGTATTCAGCTCATTTTCGCTTACTTGACGCGTATTGTCTAGGTCTACCGCCCCTAAATTTATCTCTAATAATCTGACTAAACGGTTAAATGTACCAGGATCTACCTCGTTTTGCGCTATAGGTAGCTGAGTTTGCAGTAGCTTACTCATCTTTTACCGTCTGATTTAATATCTATTCTTGTAGCTCCTAAACGCCATCCTATTGATAAATTACCGTCATTTGTTGCATCATCATTACTTTCAATACGTAATGCCATTTGTCTTGCTCTGGCACGTATATGTGATTGTTGTGTTGTACTAGATACTTCGTTTGTTGAGTTTGTAGTCAAAGTATCGCCTGGAAAATTTCTTGTTTTTACTACTATATTTACGCTTCCGTTATTAGAATCTTCTATAAATTTAAAGTCAGGTATTATTCTTCTTGCAAAAGCAAACTTTTCTCCATCATCTAAATCAAAGTCAGAACTCTCTATAAATACACCAGTCATAGGAGATCCATCATCATTAAAACCACTTTCTTGTTTGAATAAGTAACCACCACTTACTGCTCTAGGATAATTTTCTATACCAGAATCTAGCCAGGCTGTTCTAACCAATTGACCATAAAACCATAATTGTTCTGCATAATTGTAAATAACGTATCTATCAATTTCATCAGAGCTACTAGAACAATAGAACCAGCCTACTTCGTTTTTATCTTTTATAGTAAAAGCATTAATTTTAAACGATTGTGTAAGATTAATATCATTAAATACATAGTTTTGTACAGAGCAAGGTAAAGTTTGTACTGTGCCGTTGTATGCATAAAAACTGTTGTAACTCATAAAAAATACAGCAGAAGGTGCTGTTATTGCAGCATTAGGACCAACTAAGCCTGTACCCTCATTAATTAAATTTATTGCAAAAGTGAAAGGAGGTCCAATAAACTGCATACTATACAAAGCAGTATCAGTCCAAACTAATATTTCTTGTCTTGATTTAACCGCTCCAATAATTGATGACCCAGAAGATAATCGTAAAGATCCTGCTGTATTAGTTGAAAGTGGTTCAAATTCAAGCTCATTTTCTTGATCGCTAAAAGCTATTAACATAGGATCAATAGTTCCAGTTCTGCTTGTGCCAGATATAGGATCTGCTCCTAATACAATTAAATGTCTGTCAACCTCTGATGTTATAACTTGTAGACCTACAGTTGGAACTAAGTTCGCTCCTGAGATACCAGATAATTCTACTGCCCTAGTAGATACACCGTTATTTTCTGTCCATTTATAGATGCCGCCATTTCTAGCGTTGATAATTAAATCTTCACCAAAATTATCATGCGTCCATAAACGCAACTGATTTGTGCTACTTAAAGAGGAAGCACTACCAAAAGTACCCTCACCCCAACCGTTGATGCCCCACCCAGTACCAGGAACATAAACATCTAAGCCCACATTTATTTGGTATGTTCCAACGACAGAAGATCCACCGCTACCGCTATCACTAGCGTTTGCTGTTACGGTAGATCCTGAAGTGTCTTTTGCTTCTACCGTATAACTATTAGCATTTACAATAGTTGCTATTTGATATTCTTGATTAAGTACGGCTGCTGTTATGTTTCCTCCTAACGTTGCAGCCCCGCTAAAAGTAACAAAATCATTTTGTACTGCGCCGTGTGATGTGTCTGTTACTGTTATAGTGGCATCACCATTAGTAGCTGAAAAAGTTACATCTCCTGCTGATGTGGTTGATCTGATAGGCGTTATATCATTAAATACCGTACCACTTTCAATATAATATTTTAAATGAGTGCCTACCCCTAAATACTTTGTGCCTCCTAATGAAATCCAACTGTGTAATGCTCTTGCAGTACCCTCGTATGTGGCAGAACTAAGTTTTTCCCAACCACCAAATTTCTCTGGTCTACCTTTACGAAAACGAACTAAATTACAATCAAACCAGCCCCCCTCATTATCATAAGCAGTACCCTCTCTGTTTATGCCTGGTCTAAATACTGTTTTTTTTAAGGGCATAGTTAAACCTCATGCCATTCTTTGCCTTCAAATAGCAAAGCTTCTGCTTCTCTTCTTCTTACTAAACCTTGCTTTACTTCACCACCAGCTTTATTCCAACGTTTTATTTGATTAGGAACATCATCCCAATCTTTATTATTTAGCCTTTGTAATAATGTGCTTGAAGATAAATTATTTGGTCCAAGATTGTAGACCCAAGACACTAAAGCATCAAACTCATTTTGTTTTAAGTCTACTTTAACTAATTCGTTTACATAACCCTCGTACTCTGACATTTCTTCAACAAGCAATTTATCTGCTTCTTCTTGTGTTATTGTATCTCCTTCTTTTACACCTTTTGTTGAGCCCCAACCATAAGTCCATACGCCCGCAGCACACTTATAAGCCTCTAACTCACAACCCTCAAATTTTTTTATTAAAGATAAACCCTCTTGCGATATTTTCATCTTACTCTCCTTTGTCGTTTGTGTGAGATGCTCCGAAATAAAACGAAATAATTGCACTTGCAAGTCCTCCTAAATAACCCAAAACCAGGTTTATTAATGCTTCTGAGTTTTGTTCGGGTGGTTGTAGGGTTACTAAAAATATGTAACCAAGAAAACCACCTATAGTAAATAACCCTATAATTCTAGCAGTCCAATCTTTACTAAACATACCTCTAGCATGTTGTTTGTCTTGTGTCTCTAATTTAAAAACATCTACATCAAGTTCTTTCATTTGCACTTCAAACTCTTGTTCTGCTTTTTTAAGTTCCAGCATTTGCTCTGGTGTAGCACTTTGCATGGCTTGTTGTATAGATTTTTGATCGTTAGATACACCCAACACTTCAGCTATTTTACCCATAGCCATATTTCCTAAAGGGCCACCCATAGCTGATCCTAGTGTTGGTGCTACAGCTCCAACTATATTTTTCAAAATACCTTTCATATTAATATACTCGTTAATACAGCTATACCAATAGCACCAAGAAAGCCAAATACACCAAAGGTGGCCGCTTTCATAGTTGAATTAATATAGGTTATTTCTTGTTTTATATCAGAAAACTCATTAAATGCAGTTTTCCAACGCTCATGTGATATTGTTTCTAACTTTGTTAGTCTTTCTGCTACATCATTTACTGTCATTTTTTTATTAACCATTTTGTAATGTATATATTTTAATCGGTTTTTTCTTGCCTTTAACAAAAATACTATCAAGTTCTTTTAACATAATTTGTTCGCTAAATGAACTAGATTTAATAGTATCATAACCTATTACAATATCTTCTCCAACTTCCTTTGTCGAGCTTTCTAATCTTGCAGCTAAATTTACAGCGTCACCAATAGCAGAATAATCAAACCTTGTATCACTACCCATATTACCCACTACGGCATATCCAGTATTGATACCAACGCCAATATCAACACCTAAATTAGCCATTTTTACTTTATCTTGGATTTCTTTAGCACATAATACCGCTGCTGTTTCGTGATCTGGTACATCAACTGGTGCGTTAAATATTGCCATCATAGCGTCACCTATGTACTTATCAACCATACCGTCATAAAATTTGACTGTATCTGCTTGTATAGTAAGCACTTTATTCATAATTTTTGTTACTTCCTCTGGCTCTAGTTTTTCAGATAATGCTGTAAAACCACGTACATCTGTAAAAAGAAAAGTGCAATATCTGCGTTCTCCACCTAACACTAAAGAGTCTGGATTATCTTGTAAATGTTTAACTTGTCTTGGATCCAAATAGTGTTCAAATTGTTTTTTTATTTGTTGTCTTAATTTGTATTGTTGTCTAAAACGTAAGTAAAAAGCCGTAGAGCCTGCTATAAATTCAGATATTATGGTCCAAGATACATCAATCAAAGTACCTTGTTGAATAAAATAAATACCACCTGACCCAGTAATTATCATTAAAACTAAAGCAAATATTATTCCTAACGTAATTCCAAAATAATGCAAAGCAAACCATACTAAAGTTACAAAAACCAATAAAATAAGTAACTCAACAACTAATGACCACTCTGGTATATAGGGACTATTTTCTATTAATATTGACTCAGCTAATGCTGCTTGTATCTTGTGCGGCTCTAACAACCCCGCATCAGAGGGTGTAGCAATTTGCGGCATAACTCCGTTAGCGGTAACTCCAACAAAAACAAATTTACCAAATACGTCCATTTCAGAGAGGTTTGTTTGTGGTGTATCTACCCAACTAATCCACTTTCTACCTAGGCTATCTGTTTTAACAGGTGGTATTCCTCTTATTGATATTTCTGATATACCATTATCATTAGTTTTTATAATGTAAGTTTTAACATCAAATAAAGCTTTATATATTTGTGTACCAAAACTGGGTATCCATTCGTTATTAGGTGTTTTAACTAAAAGAGGTATTCTTCTTACAAGTAGATCAATATCTGTGGGAGCAACGGCCAACCCTTGTAATGAATAGTTGGATAATAGAGGTAGGTTTTCCTTTACTCCCGTTGTTATTATACCACCATTTGTATTACCTAGTACAACTGTTCCAGGACTTGTAGGATAATTTCCTTTGCCGTCTTCAAACATAGCTATAACTGATGGAGCATAATCTAGTGATGCAGCAAACATTTCATCTCCACCCATACGATCGGGCTGTGGAAAGCTTATTACCCATCCAACACCTAAAGCACCTTTGTTCAATAGATCTACTTGTATTTCTGCTAATCTTTGTCTAGGTAAAGGCCAACCACCCTCTGTTTCTAAATCTTGCTCTGTAATATTAAGTATTACAAAATTACCTGATGGCTTAGGTGTTTTAATAAAAGTATCAAAAGTTTTTAATTTTAATATCTCTGTAGGAGTAGATTGAAATATTAAAGGTAAACTTAGTAATATAAGTAATGGTAATATTAGTCGCTTCATTTAATCACTCTGAGTGATAGTAATAATGCTGTCACTCCCTCCATTAATTTTAATTATATTAGATACACCATCTTGAATCAAAATAACTGTATAGGCATTACTACCGTTTAGATCAACTCTAACACTTTCATTAACCTCTCTTCGCAAACTTACTAAATTTCCTGTAATTAAAGCTGTTATCTGTGTGTCTGGATCTTTGCCTAACAGAGTGCCTGCTATCTGTGTGCTTGTAGCTTGAGCTAACACATCTTCTTCTTCATCTATTGCTAGTGCATCTAATACGTTAAGCAAGTCTTCAAGATAATTTACATCAAGATAATTTATATCTAACTCTGTAAACTCAAGACTATCTTCTTTCAAATAATCTTCTGCAAGATAATCTATATCAAGATCATTAAAATCTAATACACTATCTGCTTGCGTAGTAGTAGTTTCTTCTTCTACTAATATTTCTTCTTTAGGTGGTGTAACAATAAGCATGTTATCTATTACATCAAGTGTTAAATCTAAAATTACAGGTTTGGTTGGAGCAGACTCAAATACGCTTACTGTAGTGGCTTCGTAGGGTTTGTTTAGTATAACGGTTCCCATAGCAGTAACTACCTCTATTTCGCCACTAGAGAGCCCTAGAGCGTCTGGTAGCAAAATTATAAGGCTACGCCCTAGTTCATCAACTGTAGCCGTAAAATCAGTCCCACGTATTGCTATGTTAGCTGTTGGTGTTTTAAGAGTTATGTTTTGTTTATCTATACGGTTTAGATTGCCTGTAATAAATCTAGCTGTACCAAGTCCAAAAGTAAGAGCCATTTTTGCTTTACTTGGATCTGGATCATATATGTACTCGTCAATAAGTAGCTGACTATGTTCTGTAAGTTTTACAGTAGAATCATCAAGAAAAGTAATAGCCATACGGCCATCTTTGGTTATGGCTTCGTCATTACTTTGAATAGCAAACTTTAAATCAGCGACATAAGGTTTGTCTCTAACAATTTGAGCCGTACCGTTTAGTTCAGATATATCTCCAATATCAACAGCTTGTGCTTGTACCTTGGTCGTTTTGAACAACACAAACGGTAGAAGCAGCAGTGCCAGAAACGGATATAATTTTAAGCCAGTCATTATCTTGGGTGCTTAGTTGTGAAATATTAAAAGTTCTTGAGCCACCTGTGTGATCAAGATAGAAATATCCACCTGCTGACGCTGTAACTCCTGTACCTGTATAAGTAACTGTATTATCAGAGCCGTCTATATCCATATAATTTGTAGCACCATCTATATTTATGTTTGATGTTACTGTGTTATTAGATCCGTTTATTATCCAGTCTAAATCAAGAGAAGCTGCTAATGCTGTAGTGCCTTGATTTAAAGTAAAGGTGTTTCCGCTACCTGTAACATCTACATATTGATTAGATCCATCAGCACTATAGGTATCTGTAGGGTCAACTTGAATGGTAAAGGTGTTAGTACCGCCATCAAACTCATAAAAGCCAGTAAAGTTGTCAGCAAATATATCACCAAGAAACTTATTAGTTGCACCAATCATGTTTATATCAAGTGTCATACTGTTACCATCTAAATCAAAAGGATTTAGACTACCAGCAGTTGAATTTAATCCACCTATAATATTAGAAATACCTAGTTGTTCTAGGTCTATATTAGCACCAGTACCAGATTGATCTACGTATATTTCGTTGTCAGCCCCGTATGTTGTCAACGCAGTCAGCATCACAATCAGGCTTATCAATTTTAATTTCATCATTTAATTCTACTCCTTGGTTATCATTTTGTAAAACCCAGAAACCACGATCATAACCAGTGTTGATGATTTCTAGTACACCTCCTTCTATAGCTTTCATCAAAGCTATGGTTGATGACTCATTTCTTGCGTTGCCTAGTTCTATTTCTACTAGCTCGCTTTCAGCTTCAACAAACCTAAATACATCTTCAGACTTGCCATAACTAAATATTGTTTTTTGACTTAGTACCTCTAACAATACCTCTCCTGTGGCAACAGATACCATACGCATGCTAATTGTTATGTTATCTTCTCTATACATAACACTTTTGCCTATGCCCAAGTACCTGGCTCCTGCTCCACCGCTTTCAAGGTTTGCCTCGTAAGATATAACAGCACCCTCTATTAAAATACCTGCGAACAACAAAGGTCTTAGTGCTTTCTTTTTTTCTTCTTCGTTAGTCGATTGTTCTCTTGCTGATCTTATAAGTTGTCTTTCTTTGGTAAGATTGTCTAATCCCACCCTTTCTACAACCCTAAAAAACTTACCGTCCCCTGCATGTTTTAAAGCTCTTATAAGTAACGCATTTGGTTGTTGTGTTATAGCCGTGCTAAATAAAGCAAACTCGCTATTGCTTTTACGTTGTCCTGTTTGATCTGTAAATGATGTGGGATATACAGCAACTACAGGACTGACCTCTGGTATAGAAACATTTTTAAGTTCTGCTGATTGCAGGTCTTGAATTGTTGCTACGTCTTTAGAAAACCTTTGTTCGTATGTATCTTCAAATTGGTCAAATATAGAACAACTAGAAAGTAAAAGTACCAATAGGTATGACGATTTCGGTAATTGTTCCATCCGCCTCAGTTATTTTAAGAGTTAAAGTTACACCATCACTTGTATACTCAATCGTATTGCCCTCTAAAGTGATGACACCTTCGCTTTGCGGTGTTTCTCCGAATAAGTTATTAACTAACTGTCTTGATAATTCTGCGTAAACCCTAGATTCAAGATTACGCATAAATCTTGCAAGAGTAGAGTTTTCTTTTTCTCTCTTGATTTCATCTTGTAATGCTTTGATTTCCTCTTTAATTGTTAGCTTACGAGTGTATTGTTGATTTTCTATTGTAAGGTAATGACTAGACGTTCCCACACCATTAAAGCTTGGTGACTTAAATTTATGTGTAATAGTATCAGCCCATAAAGGATTTAATAAAATTACAAGAAAAAAGAAAATACCTAAAGCAAATGCAATTCTATATATCCAAATATTATTAGTCTTTTCTTTGGTCATCTCTGTCTGCTTTTGCTATTTTATTGCTATCTATAAGTTGTGGTACGCCAAGAATAGTCTTAACTAAAGTATCTTGTCTTATAATTTCGTTATCTAAACTACGTACCCTATCTATTAATGCTACCAAAATACCGTGTTGTGAATCAAGTTTTGTGCCAAGCCTTTCCTCTATTGCAGCTATTTGACTTTCTACTTTTTCATCAACGGTATCAAGTTTAGTCTCCATACCGTCAACAATACGCATTATAAGTTTATAAATAAACCAACCAAGACCAAGAGCGGCAGCGATAGGAAAACCAACTTCTTGAATTAAAGTTACGGCTGACTCCATTAGTAGTCACCCCAAACTTTTTTCTTTTTGCCTCCGTCATATTCCACAGCATGACCTTCTTTAATAAGCACTTGGCATATATCTCTACCGTCTTCTGTATAAGGTATGCCCAAGATACGACCATATTTGCCCTTACCTAATGATTTAACCTTAAAATTACCAATACATAGTTCTTTAAGTCTTGCTTTTGCAGCAAGGCCTAAAACCTTTTCTGCTTTGTCTCTAGTCCTACTTTCAGGTGTGTCTATACCTGCAAGTCTAACACGCTGTTTATGTAGCTTTACATCAAACCCTAGATCTAAACAACAATCAAACGTGTCTCCATCTACAATTCGTTCTAATGTAGCGTTGTAAACAAACGCATCAGGTGATTTAGCCATTATGACTCTTTAGATTTTTTAACCCTTTTAGTAGTCCAGGCTTCATTTACATCAGGTGTAGATTTATCGTCAGCTACATAGTGACCTTTTTTATTTCTAGATCTTACTTTTATTTTTTCAGTACCAGTAACTTTACTCCACATTTTTTCTAGCCAACTCATATTGCACCCACTTTTACACAAGAAGCTATTAAAACACCTAAAACTATAGCTATTAAATGATGTTTAATTATAGTTGATATTTTCATATTATTTATCCTTGGCTTTTAGCACGTTTAATGCACACCAATCTATTACTTTGTATAAGTAACTAAACCAATGGTCATCTTTTGGAGTAGGTGTTATTGCTGCTATAACTGAAGCTATAGATATAATTGCAGTTACCCACGCTAATATATTAAGTATTGTCATCTTGATCCTCCTCTGGATTATTTAAGACTTCATCTGCTTTTTGTTTAGCAGACTCTATAAATGCGTTTTGAAACACACTTAAACTGGCATTAACTTGGTCAAGTTCAAACTGTATGCGTTTTTGTTTATTGGTTAAATCTAATATTTGACTATGAAAATATTGTTGTTCGCTTGTAAGCTCACTTACTTTTACTTCTTTGTCATCAATCATTACAACTGGTTCTTGGTTTTGTTTAGTCATTTTTTACTCGCTTAATGTTTTAGTAACGCTTGTAGGTGTAATCTTTTCAGCTATCGCCGCATCTAATGATGCTTTCATATCTGTAACAGTATCACTACCTAAAGCTGTTTCAACCCAACCTTGTACGTCACTTTCTTTAAGACTTGACCAATTAATAAAACTAGATAAATCATCTGTGCTTACGGCTTGTGAACCATAGCTTGTAGCTGTCCAATTATTGCCATCACTATCTTTATTAGTGTCGTCTGTTGCAGTAAGTCTCCAATGTACATTATGTACCACATTTGATTTACCACTTTTTGTTGGGTATGTATCACAAGTTTTACAATCCCAAGAATATGATATTGCCATATTATTCTCCTTTTAAAATATTAATTTCAGATTGTAAGGCATCAATCTGTTCTTGTTATTTTTGTATATTAGCCATAATTATTATCAACACAATATTGTTCTAAATCAGATGTGCTACATGCATCAGGATAAGGAAATCTATTTTTTATTTCAGCTTTCTTATCAGTCCATACAGATTTTTCTATTTCATTTGCCATATATTCTGCCATTAAAGGGTCAGCTTCTTTTTTATAAGCAAATATTCTCTGACTTTTTGCTGTTATATATTGTGCTGCTTGTTGTTTTGTTATTGACATATTATTCTCCTATTGCTAACGGCTGTAATGTTGCTATACAAGTAACTGACGAACTTGCTGATGCTTGTAAATTCATACCACTTACACTTATGGTAAAACCAAGGCTTTCAAGAGTTTCTACAATTGCTATTGCGGTATTATCCACACCCAAAATACCAACAAATCTTGTGCCAAAACTTCCTGCATTTCTAACCAAACTAAACATATAAAGTCCGTCTCCAGTGCTGTCGCTTGGTGCAAAGTCACTCAAATCAAATACTGTTGTTGCAGAAGTACCAACAGTTAGTCTAGTTATCCCTATTCCTGTATTAACTCCGATACCTAATTTTAAGGCACCACTTAATTGTGATTCTGAAACATTGGTAGTTGTGCCAATTAATACAGACCCATCATTAGCAATACGCACTCTCTCTGTTGGTGAGGAAGCACCATCTGCTGTGGTAAAGAAAGTTAATCTTCCAGGCATATCATTACTTCCAGGTGTTCCATCTACTTCGGCAAATATTTTTGCTGCTAAAGTAGCAGTATCAGATCCATCACTAGCGGCAAATGATATTTGACCTAAATTATCTCCATCTTGAACTACAGTATTACTACCAACTGAGCCATTTCTTGATTTTATAAATTGTAAAGTTGGTGCATTTGCATTAGCACTAAATCTACCTATTGAGATTGTAGAACCAGCATTATCTGTTCCATTAATTTGTAATTTTGCTGTTGTAGTACCTGTAACTGCTGTTGAACTAGCAACTAATAAACGACCTGAACTATCAATACGAACCTTCTCTGAATTTCTAGTAAAGAAAGTTAAATCATCTGTAGTACAACCTATAAAATTACCTTCATTAGTATTTGAATCAGATATTTTTAAAAATGTATTTGCAGTTGTTGATGTTAAATGTAAGACTGTATTTGCTGAAGAACCACCATCAATTTCTAAAGGGGAATCTGGACTACTTGTATTAATTCCAACTCTTTGGTTTGAATCGACTCTTAACGCTTCAGAACCACCAGTAACAATTCTAAATGTATCTGCATCATTAAATCCAAAAAATGTGTTTGTATCTCCTGCATGAATTATATTTGAGGTAATGGTTACATCTGCACCATTTACAGTTAAGTTACCATTAAAAGTAGCTGCACCTGCTGATGACATATCAAGGGTAAGTGCATTAATAGCCGAGCCACCATCATTACCAACTATAATAAAATCACCATTTGAAATAGTTGTTTGTATTTTATAATCATTTCCATCTAAAAAATGGTCAGCAAATTCTGTGCCCCCGTCAGCAAATTTTATATCTGCACCATCTACATCTATTGTTAAATCTCCACCTATATCAAAATCCATATTACCAGCATCTGAAATTGTAGAACCATTAATAGTTATATCATCAACTGTAAGTGTGGTAAGCGTACCAAGACTTGTAATATTTGTTTGTGCTGCATCTGATACTTTTAAATTAGCAAAAGCATCTACCATAGCAGCACCAGAACCAGCTCCATCAGAATAAATAGCTTTTACTTCTCCTGCTGGTACAGTTACATTCGCACCACTACCTTGCGATATAATTATATTTTGTGAACCTGATGTTCCGTTTTCTATAAACCAAAGTTTAGATACTGTGTTTGGTCCAATAGTAATAGTACAAGCACTATCAAGAGTGCCTGTATATTTTAAATAAAGAGAACGTCCTGGGTCTGTTGATCCGTCTGCTATTGTAGTTGTGTGAGTGTCTGCGTTAGTAGTTATCGCCTCTGTGCCAAAGCTAAAAGCTTCTGCTATTAGCTCTAAATTTGTGTTCGTAGATGTGCCCCAGGTTCCTGATTCGTCACCTGTAGCTATTTCTTTTAACCTTAAATCATTTACATAAGTTGCCATTTTTTATGCTACCTCTTCCCAATTTGGGGTTTGTGTTTCATTAATTTCAGCAAAGGATGAACTTTGGTCAGTATTTATATTAGCATAATTTTTCGTTTGTGTATCATCTATTAGACCCCAAACTAATACATCTGTTACAAAACCTGTTGCCGAAACTCCTATTAAGCTTATATTTGCTTTAGCGTTGAATGTTACAGATCCTACACTACCTGTGCTACTTACACCATCAACACTAAATTTTTCATTATGGTGAACCGTAACTGATCCAACAGCAGATGTGCCTGCAAGTCCTGATATGACAACATTAGCCTCTCCATCTACATCAACACTTACGCTACCGAGTGTAGCTACCGCACTAGGAGCATTTGCTACCGCATCTGCATTAACTCCTACGCCACCTATAGCAGTTGTACCAACTTGTGAACTAGGTGTAACATTAGCTTTTGCCGTTATTGACAGAGATCCAACAGCACTTGTTCCGACTTGTGTTGACGGTGTAACATTAGCTTTTGCTACAACCGTAGCTGTGCCAAGGGCACTTGTAGATGATTGTCCTGTAAGAGTTAAATTAGCTTCACAATCAAAAGTAGGAGTTCCTACTGCTGTTGTGCCAACTTGAGAAGAGGGGGTTACATTAGCCTTTGCTACTACAGATACAGTGCCCAAAGCACTTGTAGCAGCTAATCCAGATAAAGTGACTGGTATAGGTTCGCCCCAAGTACCTTCACCCCAGGTACCTCGACCCCAACCAGTAATATTAGCCATAATTGGCTAAACTAGGCTATTCTAATAATAGCTGTACTAGCTGCTGCTGCTGGGAAAACAATAGTAAAATCGCCTGCTGTTGATGTTTTATCACCACCAAAGTCAATTGTTGCTACTGATTTATTACTATCCGAGGAGTTGTAAATCATACAACCTCTAGCTGTTATCGTAGCTGTACCAAAAGTTAAATCAGCAAAATCAGTAAATCCTGTAGTGCCGCTTGAAGTAGGATCAACTCTAGTTAAATTACTACCGCCAGATGAATAATTAGTACCACTTGCTTGTCCTGTTGTTGTAAAAGCTGTAGTAGTTGCACCTAAAGTAGCAGAGCTTGTATATAAAGCTAATTTAAAAGTATCTCCGCCTGAGTTTTTAAAGTTATGCACAGCTTCAAGTAATTCTTTTTTAAAGCTAGTGGTTAATGTTGATGTAATAGCCATATTAAATCCTTTTTATAATATCTGCTAACTCTGCGTCTCCTTGTTTTATAAAATCTTGTATCAGAGTAGCTTTATAGGATTTTAACGCATTTTTTATATAAATCAAACAAACCTTGTAAATCAAATCTTTATATGCTTTAGCTTGCTCCTGTATATAGGGATCTTCGCTATCGCTACCGCTTACTATTTTTTCTGTTAATCTTTCTGCCCAAAACTCTGGAGGATGACCGCCGTGATTAGAAGTTTTTGCTTCTATCAAGCCTAAACTGGGCATACCTGCTGGTGTTATCTGATCTACCATTTTTTAGGTTCAATAGGTTTTAAGTGCGAATCATGCCTATCTATTAACACAGGCTCTTGTGTCTTTTTAACAATATCTAATGTATCAATTCTTTCTAATTTAATACCGTCTTCTCCAACTAAAATTATGTAGGGATTTTTTAACCTATGGTATCCATATAGCTTTTGTTCTGCTGGCACATCTGTATCTAATAACCCAGAACTATGTGCAACTTCTACTTGCATACCTGCTGATATACATTTACTTAACCAAAACTCTACACATCCCCTACCTGCTTCTGCAAAGTGTAAATTACCTTTGTAACTAAAATCTATACCAAACATTTTAAGATTTGCTACCTCATTCCAATAGGCAAAGGCTACTGCGTATGCAACTGTGTTATTTAGATAGTGACAATTTGAATATTGCACAACCTCTTCTAGTGGGAACTCTACAAGACCTGGACATCTATCATCTAGCTCACACGTATATATAGGACCCTCATGTTTTTGCAGCATATCTGCCATGCTTTTTGTTTGGCCTCCTGCATCATCTGTATCTAAGAATCTGGATGCAGGATCCATCATAAATACTCTATCGTGGTATATAACTGAAGCTACGCCATTTATAGCCCATACTTCATCAAAATGAACTCCGTGTGATTTTGCTAGATTATAATCAAACCAGCTTTTACCCATACCAACTATAGCAACTGATTTGCCCTTAAGACTTTCTATTTGTTTCATAACTTTTTACGTTACCGATGACCTCAAAGAATCATAACGGTATTCATCTCTCCTTCCGCGAGCTTCTGCAAGGTTTTTTAACCTCGATATTTCATTTGCAAAGCGTTGCTCGTATTGCTGTGTCAAATCATTTTCACCTTTCATAAATATATATGCTTCAGCTAAACTACCGTAAAGCAAAGCATTTCTTGCATTATTAGAGAGCCAAGTACCTGTTGTGTCTGTCACTAAAGAGTTTGGCTTAAATAAATAATGTAATTCAACGTTATAGTCTGCATCTGGAACAGGGCTTACGATTAACGTAGAGCCGTTGTCAGAAGCTGTAGATAAATCTTTGTCAAAATCTGCATAATATAAAGGTCTGCCTCTAGCGGTTGAATCTGTTGGATCTACAGAATATTCACGCATAAAAGTAACGTGTTTTTTATCCAAATAGTGATAATCTCCACTACTATCTATAATTGCTAGTGAAAAACTTAATTGATAATCAGTAGGCGCAGTTAAGTATGTGTTTCCAGTAGTTAAAGTTCCTGTAACATTTTTTCTAAAATAATCAAATTGTATTAATTCAAATATTCTTTCCTCTGCATTTTTAATAAAATCATCTAAGGTATTTACAAAAGTAGTCTCTGTATTCTCAGTATAATTTTGTATTAAAGTTTTTAACTCTGCTAAGGTCATGATATAACTATTGTAACCTCGCCAACGCCACCTGTCATCTTATCAACCGTAAAGTTAGTTGGTAGTGTTGCAGGGTTTAAAAAATCTGGTTTAAATATATCTGAACTAACTACAACGACAAAACCCTCTCCTTCTTCCTTATCGTTATTGGGTCTTGGCTTATATAAAGCCTCTGGATCAGCTGTAGCAGTCAAAGGCTCTAGTTGTGGATGTTTAGGTTCGTAACAATCTGGACATACTTTTAAACCATTCCATTCTTCTTTTAAATCATTTAATTTGTATTCAAAAGCACATCTATCACATAAAGCTTTTGCAAATTTGCCAGATGCGTAAGCCATCAATTCATCCTTATGTCTGGTCTAACCCTATAAGAAGCTCTATCCTCATCTTGAGACATAGCTCTGTCAAATTCCTCTTCGTATAAGGCTTTTAACTGTGATGTTCTTTCTGGAGCTCTTTTTAACGATATGTAGTAAGCTAATCCAGCTGCAAAGCAAGGATAAAATCTAAATGGCATATCCATAGTATTTGTTGGCTTATCTGCATCATCCATTCTAACTATTTTATTAAACACTAAAATATCTGTAGAGTTTTCAGGTGACGGCCATACTTTTAACGTAGGTGTTGATAATTTATCCAGAAAAAATTGTGACGGTCTAGCTTTTGTTGTTTTGTTTGGTATGTTGATATATTCAGATCTACTAATACGATTCATACTAATATCTGTCTGAGTTTGATTAATTGTTCTACGTAGAACAACGTCTAAAATGTCAATAACATTAGAGTTTAAAGAATAATCTGTTGTGCCCTCTGTAACTGTTTGTGTGGCTTGTTCTATAGTCCACTGGTTTAATCCTCTATTAGCCCATTCAGCTAACATAAGATTTATAGATCTTCGTGCAGTTTTTAAATCATATCCTGTTCTTAACTCTAAACCACATCTTTCAAAAGCTTCTTCAACAAACTCGGCTACATTTGGTTCAAAATCTGTACTATTTGATGTTGCCATAATTAATCCTCATATAAATTATCAAAAGTTATTGAGGGATCTAAATAACTTTCATGCCCCTCTGCTGAGTGTTTCCACTGCGAGGGTTTAAACTGTGGCGGTCCTTCGCCTGTTACCCACAAAGCAGGGCTAGTAGCTCTTACTCTATTATTAGGCAAAGCAACTAAGTTACCTTTCCATTCACAGTCTTCAGTTATATATAATACATGACTTTGTTTATGTTGTGCAGGGTCATCTGCAATATCAGTATTTGTGTAATCTACGGTAAATAAATATTTTGCTTGATAAAAATTACCATCAATTTTTGCAATCCAAGGTGAAGAACTTACTCTATCCATTACAACAACACTATGATCTCTAGCTTCACAATCCCAAGGTTGTGCTAAATGGTCCTCCATAGGCCTAGGGAAATCGTCCATAGGTATATCCGCAACTAA